CGCTATCGGCTAAGGAGGTTGGACCATGATTGCATTCGACATTGAGACTGGGCCGCTGCCGGATGAGCAACTGCGGCCGTTGTGTCCTGGTTTTGTTCCGCCCCCGCATCCCGGCGAGTTCGATCCGTCGGCGGTGAAGTGCGGCAACATCGGGGGGCCGACGAGCGAGAAAGGCAAGGCGAAGATCGAGGAAGCTCGCAAGGCGCACGAGGATCTTGTCAAGCGGTACGCGGCCGACGTGGCCGCGGCCAAGGAAAAACACTTCGCGGACTTCAAGAGCCGAGCCGCCCTGGACGCGACGACCGGCCGCGTGGTGGCGATCGGGTTGTGTCGGGCAGACCAGATGGATTCTCCGGGGATCATCGACTGCGACCAGGACGAGGAAGACGGACTGGGGAAATGGTGGGGCTGGGTCGAAGACGCTTTGTTGGACCGCCTGCCGCTGGTCGGCTTCAACGTGTGCCACTTCGACTTGCCCTTTCTGATCCGCCGCTCGTGGCTGCTGGGCGTACCGGTTCCCACGGGCTTGCGCAAGGGCCGTTACTGGTCGGACCTGGTCGTGGACCTGATGCAGGTCTGGGGCTTCCACGGGCGAGACCTGATCGGGCTCGACAAGCTGGCCAAGGCGTTCGGGCTCGACGGCAAGGTCACGGAGGCCGGCGGCGTGGCGGTGAACGGTGCCGCCTTCGCCGAAGTCTGGCGCAGCAACCGCAAGACCGCGGAATTGTACCTCCACCAGGACGTGATGCTGTGCGTCCGCCTGGCCGAGCGTATGGGGGCCGTGTGACTGCGGCCGAAGACGGACGGATCGGTCGATCCGGCCACGGAAGGCCGCACTTCTTCATTCATGGATTCCAACGGAGGAAAAAACATCATGACAGACACGTGTGCGACTGTGGTGGAAGGCGAAGTCGTTCATCCAGAGCCGGTTGAAGAGAAGCCGGCTCGCCGGCGGCGGACGGTGACCGTTCCCACGGAGCTGCTCGTGCCGCAGCTGACCGCGGAGCCAGAGACGCCGAACACGCTGGTGCGTCTGGCGGTGCAACAGAATTTCGACCTCGAAAAGCTGGAGAAGCTGCTGCAGCTCCAGCGGGATTGGCAGAAGGAAGAGGGGCGCAAGGCGTTCTTCTCGGCGCTGTCGAAGTTCCAGTCGGAGTTGCCGCCGATCGTCAAAGCCGACTCGGCCGACTTGGGCCGGGCCGGAAAACGCCGCTACGCCTCGCTGGGCAAGATCAACGAAGCCATCCGGCCCTACCTGTACGCCAACGGGCTGAGCTTTCGCTTCCGCCAGCAGCAAGGTCCGCAGGGCATCACGGTGACTTGCATCGTTTCACACCGCGACGGCCACAGTGAGGAAACCACCTTGACGGCCGGCGCGGACGTGAGCGGGGGCAAGAACACGATCCAGTCGGTCGGCTCGACGGTGACGTACCTGTGCCGCTATACGCTGGTTTCCGCGCTGGGACTGACCACGGTCGAAGATGACGACGACGGCCAACAGAACCCCGCGCCGGCTCCGGAACCGCACCGGCCCACGGCCCTCGAATTGGCACAGGCGGCGGCCGCGGCCGGGACGGCTCCGGCGTCGCCGGGCGGATACTCGCCAGCCGCGCCCTCGCCGCCGCCGCCGCCCGTGCGAAAGCCGATGATCACGTCGCAGCAGATGGCGGAAATGGTGGGCACGCCCGAGAAGCCGGGCTTGCTCCGCGCGCTGTTCTCCAGCGGGGACGCGGCCAGCAACTGGCTGCTGGAGCACTACGGCATGAACAATCCCCGCGAGCTGACCGAGACGGAAGCGATGGGGGTGCTCAGCGCGTTGAACCTGCTGAAGCACGAGATGACGAAACCGGCCCCGCCCCCGCCCGCAGCCGAGCAGGATCCGCCACCGCAACTGCAGCTCAACGGCAAGGCCCAGCAGTGGCAGCGGGACCGCATCCGCGAACTGACGTGCGCTCTCTGGGGCGACAACGCCAACGAGCAACAAGCCGAGTGGTTGCGGGCTCTCGGGTACGGCTCGGCTCAGTCCCTCACGTCGATGCAGGCCTCGGATCGTATCGCCGAGCTGGAGCGACTGGTCCGCGAACAGACGGGCCAGGAGGACCCTATCCCTTTTTGACGTATCTCGACCGCCAGGACTGGCCGGCGGACGTGGCTGGATTATGCCAGCGGTTCGGGCGGCCGGCGGTGTGGTCTGTGGGTTTGGATTTGTTCGGCTTTCCCGTCACCTGGGGACTCACGGGACGCCAGTTGCTTTTGTTGGAGTCCCAACTTTCAAACGGAGGTTAGTGCGATGGTCATGTGCTCCCAAGACACGGGTGGCAAGTTTGTTGACGAGAGCTGTGAAGCTCATTTGCTGGTCTACGACGTGACGGTCCCCGACAGCGTGACCGTCAACGTCGTGTTCGAGGTGCTGGCCGCCACGCGGCCGTCCCAGGTCGGCAAGACGTTTTCCGAGCGGCTGTCCGGCGAGAAGGCGTCGGGCAAGCTGCTCAATCTGGCGTTGGCGACTCGGATCATCACGCCCGCGGAGCGCGAGGCCGCCCGCAGCGGCCCGTTCGACCTGCCCGACGAGAAGGTGTTGGCCATGAAGTCCCGGCAGTTGTGCGGCAAGATCACGATGCAGCGCAAACAGCGACAGAACCCGGCGACAGGCCAATGGGAAGATGATCCGAGCGATCCTCGGAGCTTCGCCCACATCAACTTCGACAGCTACGACGTGGCCAGCGACAAGGCCCGCGGCATCCCCAAGAGCGCGCAGTTCCTGGCGATGATGCACGGGCAGCCCGCTCCATTGGCCGCGCCGAGCGCACCGGCGGTTCCGGCCGTCAACGCCGCGCCGGCTCCCGCGATGAACTGGTAGCGCAGCCTCCGTTCGTTGCCAGTGGCCCGGCGGCGTCCCTTCCGTTGTTCCCCGGTTGCTGCCGCCGCCGGGCTTTCTTTACGTCTTTCAACTTGCTCACCGCGATGGTTTCACAACTGACCGAAATCTGTGCCGTCCCGATTGGCGATGAGAAGTACCGACGCGAGCTGTTCTGCATCCTCACGGCTCGGCAGGCGCCGCCGATCCGGGAGGATCTTCCACGGCAGTTCTCGTTGCTTGGCGATGCCGAGCCGGGCGAACTCAAGGCGCTGCTGCCCTATCGCCTGTGGGGCCGCTGGCAACCTGCCAATCAATACGGCGAGTCGTTTCGGTTCGACTCGTTCGCGCCGGCCCAGCCGCATGGTCGGGCGGGGGTCGTCCGCTATCTCCAGCAGGCCCGCCACGTCGGCCCCGCGACCGCCGAGACCTTGTGGGAAGAGTTCCACGGCGATGCCGTCAGAATCCTCCGCGAGACGCCGGAACGGGCGGCGGAAGCCGTGGGGCCGAGGTTCTCGATCGAGAAAGCCCGCGAAGCCGCGGCGGATCTGGCCAAGTTGGCGGCGGCCGAGAATCTCACGATCCAGCTGATGGACCTGTTCGACGGCCGGGGCTTCGGCCGCTCGTGCGTCCAGCAGGCGCTGAAGTTGTGGGGGGCCAAGGCGGTCGAGGTGCTGACGCGAGATCCGCACCGGGCGCAGGCGCTGCGGGGCGTGGGCTTCATCAAGGCCGACAAGTTCTACCTGGACCTTGGCAAGCCGCCGGCGAAGCTGAAACGCCAAGCCTACTGTTTGAGCTACGCGACGCTGAAGGCCAGCGACCAGCAGGGACACGTCTGGGTCCGGTGGGAAGACGGGGTCGAGTACTTGAGGGCTGCGGTCGCCGGGGCCGATGTGTCGCCGGAGAAGGCTTTGACGTTGGCGACTCGCGGCCGGCTGCTGAAGACGAAACGGGACGCATACGGCCGGCTGTGGGCCGCCGACATCCGCCGGGCCGCAGCGGAAGAGTACGTCTGCCGGCATCTGATCGACGCCCTGGCGGGCGAAACCATCGAGTGGCCGTCCCTCGATCGGCCCGAATTCGCCGAGCTGACCGACCATCAGCGGTCGGAACTGGCGAAGGCACTGTCGGGGACAGTCTCTTTGCTGGGTGGAAGGCCAGGAACGGGAAAAGCACAGCCGGTTGATGCAAAAGTCCTGACTCCGACTGGATGGATCAATATGGGGCAAATCACTCCCGGAATGAACGTCATTGGAGACGAAGGAAAGGCGGTTCGTGTTACCGCGATTCATCCGCAGGGATTTAGAACAGTTTATCGCGTTACGATGTCTGATGGGGCTTCTACTGAATGCACAGAAGATCATTTGTGGTACACGACTACTCGACAGGAGCGGAAAAACTGCTGGGCTGGCAAGGTCCGAACCACGGCGGAAATCATGAAAACACTTGATCGCGGGGACGGTAGTATCACAAACCATCAGATACCGATGACTAAGCCAGTCGAGTTTACCCAGAAAGAATGGATTATTCACCCATATTTGATGGGATTACTGCTGGGAGATGGATGCTTTCGGGCAGGGTACGCGAAATTCACCAACCCCGAACCGTTTCTTATTGATGCAGTACGAAACCTGCTCCCCAATGGTGTACAGCTCAAGCAATACAAAAACATTGATTATGCAATCACTGGCGATGGTGGTCAAAATGTTGTCACTGCGGAACTTGAACGATTGGGGTTAATGGGCAAACGTTCCCCAGACAAGCACATTCCAAATGTCTACCTGTACGGGTCTGCGGTCAACCGGCTGGCTCTCCTCCAGGGAATGCTCGATACCGATGGCTATACCGATGGGCACAATATCGAGTACACAACGTCATCCCCGCATCTTGCTATGGGATTTATCTTCCTTGTTCAATCGCTTGGAGGAACAGTAAGCCTCACCGATAGGATTCCGACTTACGTTAACAACGGCGAGAAGCGAAACGGGGCTCGATCATTTCGTTTCCTGGTATCACTTGCTTCCGCTGTTGAGCCATTTCGTCTGCCGCGCAAACGGGATGCTTACATACCCAAAACCAAATATCCACCGCGGCGCTACATTGTTGCTGTTGAGCCTTGTGGTATTAAGAATTGCCAATGCATTTCAGTTGAGGGCACAACAGGTCTGTACCTAACGAACGACTTCATCGTTACCCACAACAGTTTCACGCTGGTCCGATTAGTCCGGGCCATTACGGCGATCCACGGTCAATGCGTAGCGGTGATGGCTCCGACCGGTAAGGCCGCCCAGCGGGTCAAGGAGCTGATGGCCGAGGCCCGGCTTACCGGCGTGAAGCCGACCACGATTCACAGCGGGCTCGGCGTGGCGAAGGTGCACGAGGGCGGCTGGCAGTTTCAGCACGACGAGCGCAATCCACTGAAATGCCGGTTCCTGATTGTGGAAGAGGCCAGCATGTTGGGGACCGGACTGTTGCGGTCGCTGCTGGCCGCCCGTGCCCGCGGCTGCGGTGTCCTGTTCGTGGGCGACGTCAATCAACTGCCGCCGGTGGAGTACGGGGCGCCGTTGCGGGACATGATTGCCGCTGGGCTGCCCTATGGCGAGCTGCGGGAGATCCACCGCAACGCCGGTACGATCGTGCGGGTGTGCTCCGCGATCGTGGACGGCCAGCCGTGGCAGCCGGACGAACAAATCGACCTGCAAGCCGAGGGCGGGCCGAAGAATCTGGTCCTGGTGCCGGCAGGGAAGGCCAGCGCGCCGGCGGCCGTTTGCCACTTGCTCGAAACGCTGCGGGACACGTCGCCGTATGACCCCGTGTGGGACGTTCAGGTGTTGGTGGCCGTCAACGACCGCTCGACGCTCAGCCGCAAGATCCTCAATCGCCAGCTGCAGGACCTGCTGAACCCGCAGGCCGGCGACCGCACGACGCCGTTCCGCGTCGGCGACAAGGTGATCCAGCTTCGCAACCAGTTCATCCCGTCCGCGATCGAGACGAAGGGCAAGGGGTGGACTTCGAGCGACGACAAGCTGCTGGTGGCAAACGGCGAAATCGGTCGCGTGATTCACGCCGAAGAGAAGAAGACCATCGTCCAGTTCCCCAGCAGCGACCAGCCGGTGATCGTGTTCCGGGGCTCGCGGCGGAACGCCGACGATAGCGCCGACGATGGCCCCGAGACGACAGGCGAGCACGCCAAGGCCACCGGCACGCGGGATCCGCAGAAGGACGATGAGCGAACGGATACTGGATGCGATCTCGATCTGGCCTACGCCGTCACGACGTTTAAGGCTCAGGGGTCACAGTTTCCCATCGCCGTTTATTGTCTTGACGAATACCCCGGAGCCAGCGGCGAATTCGGGGTGATGTCGAGGGAGCACCTGTACACCGGGATTAGCCGGGCGCAGAAGGCGTGCTTCCTAGTCGGGATGAAGCACGTAGCCGATTCAGTCTGCCGGAAAGTGTTCCTGAACCGCCGCAAGACGTTCATGCAGGAGACGTTGAGGGAGATGGCGGCGAAGGCCGGCGTGAAGCTCAGGATTGTTGATTCGGATTTGTGGTAGCGAAAGGAGTGATCTCGTGAAGTATCGAGTAGATGAAATCGTGTTTCGTGACGACCTGTACCCGCGGATCGAAACGTCGGCCGCAACGGTTCAGAAATACGCGGAAGACTTGGACGTCCTTCCGCCGATCGAGGTGAACCAGAACAAGGTACTGATCGACGGCTGGCACCGGTGGACGGCGTACAAGAAAGTCGGCAGGGAGGAGATTGAATGTGCCGTTACAGAGACGCGTGACGACATTCATTTGCTCGAATTGGCGATTGAACGGAACGCCAGATTCGGGATGCAGTTGTCTCGCAAGGACAAGATGGCGATGGCGAGAAAGATCTATCACAAGACTCCGATGCAGGAGCGAGGACAAGCCAAGCAAAGACTGTCGGAGGTTTTGGCGATGAGTTACGTGACGATCAACAGATGGTTGTCTCGAATCGACAAAGATGAAGAGGAAGCCCGGAACGCGGCCATTTTGGACCTGTGGCTGCGGTGCCATACGGAAGAGGAGATTGCAGATCAGGTTGGGGCAGCAAGAACCTCGGTTCAGTCTGTATTGACGAAAATTTGCAAATTTGAAATTTCGTCAATACCCGGCATTTTGACCGAAGACGCTCCGGATGAGTCCGCTTCTGAATCCGTCAAGTCCGAGTGGGAGAGGAAACGGCAGGAAGCGATCGTCAAACTGAATACATCGAACGCAAACCACGAGTTGGAGTTTGCCGTTCCGATTTACAACGTCTGGAAGCAACAAGAGAAGTCATCTGGGAGCGAGCACTTTGGAAACTCCGAGCCAAGATGGCTTGACAACCTTCTTTATCTCTACACGTCTCCTTTCGACATAGTGGTTGATCCGTTTGCCGGGGGTGGTTCCACACTCGACAAATGCCGACAACGCATGCGGCGATGCTGGGCATCAGATCGAATCCCGATTGAAGAGCGCAAACGCGAGATCAGAGAGCTTGACATTACGCAATCGCTGCCCGATCTACGCAAGCGCTGGTCCGATGTTCGCCTTGTCTACCTGGACCCGCCGTACTGGAAACAAGCGGAGGGGAAGTACAGTTCCGATCCAACCGACCTCGCGAACATGGATCTTGAGACCTTCCACGCAACGCTGGCCGGACTGATCTGCAATCTGGCAAAGAAGCTGACTGAAGGGGCATGTATCGCCCTCATCATCAGCCCGACGCAATGGCCGGCGGAAAACAAACAGTTCACCGATCATGCCGGCGAAATGCTGCGCCGTGTCAAGCTGTCGGTGGACATGAGGTACTCGGTCCCCTATGAGAGCCAGCAGTACAACGGGAACCAAGTATCGTGGGCACAAGAACACCGGAGGTGCCTTGTCCTGACCCGCGAGATCATTGTTTGGAGGAAGTAGGATGCTCTGCCCGAAAACGTATTGCCCTAGATGCGGCGATAGGTTGATTCATCAGTCGAAACGGCAGCCCAACGAGTCTTCGTCGGCCTATGGGCAGCACATCAAGGATGACCTGCCGAACAGCTTCTACTTCGCTGATGTGGACGGAGTCGTCTTTCGATTGTCAACCAAGATTCTCCGTGTCCTGGAACATAAGTTCCCTGGGCGGCCAATGAAAGAGAGCGAGTACAAGATCCTCAGCATCATCGCCAACGCCCTCGATGGGATAGTACCCGCAAGGACAATCCATCCAGATTCGGGAGTGTTCGTCGTCCATGCTGAGCCACCCTGGAAAACAGCCATGATTCGCGAAGTACGGTCAATGGAATCATTTGTGTTGTCCGGTCCCGAATTGGCATCGTTTGAATCGGGGAGCGTTGTCAACCTATGGTGATCTGCACTCCGTCAACCACAGCCGTCCGTCGTCCGCCGCCAGACACGTCGGACCCTGACCTTTTTGTCTGTCCATTTGTGATTCTTCAGGACACCCGTGAACAAGCCCCCTGGACCTTCACGGAGATCGTTTTCGAGCGTCGGCTGTGGGTCATCCGTCGCGACGTGACAACGCTCCTGACCGGCGACTACACGATTGCCGGCTGCGAGGACCGGCTGGTGATCGAGCGGAAGAGCGCGGCCGACCTGGTTGGCTCGGTGACGGTCGGCAACGCTCGCTTCCGGCGGGAGCATGAGAGGATGCAAGTCGTCGTCGAATCCGGCGGCTTCGCGTGTGTGATCGTCGAGGGCTCGCTGTCGGCGATCTGCGACGAGCTGGACCAAGACACCGGCCGGCGGGTGACGAGTGAGTCGATCATGGGCGCCGTCGCGTCCTGGCCCCGGCGGTACGGGGTTCACTGGCTGTTTGCCGGAGACCGGCGGCGGGCGGAGTTGCTGGCGTTCAGGGTCATGCTCAAGTGGTGGAGGGACCTGGGGCGATGAAGCGCAAAACCAAGGAAACAAGGACTCGATTGACGCGCTACGAAGCTGACGTAATGCGATCTGTCAAAACCAATCACATTTGGCTTAATGCCTTCGCGTGTATTCGGCCATCTGACGAGTTCGTCTTGATGGTCGGCCGCTATGTGCTGGGGCTGCTTAACGAACCGGAAAACCTGATCCTCAGCGACTGCGACGAAAGCGAAGTTCTGAGGGCTCTGAAGATGAAAGAGCTGGTTGTCAGGATCAACAAGTCGTAGCAGGAGGTTCGGGCCGTGGGTCAATCAGTACGGACGCCGCAGGAAATCAACGCGGAGATCCTCTCCCGTTTGGACGTGGCCGCCGAATACGAGGCGCTCGGGGTCCGGCTCAAGGGCCAACCGCGGGCGTCGGGGATGGTGAGCTGTTATGCCTGCGGCCGCGAGGACCGCTCGCCCTCGGCCTGGATCAACATCCGATCCGGCTGTTACGGCGACAGCGGCGGCCGGGACACGGCGGCGTACACGATGAGCTTGTGGGATTTCGCGGTGAAGGTCGGGCGGTTCCCCGACTGGCAAACCGCACGGAAAGCCTACGCCTCGAAGGTCGGCGTCGCGATCGGCCGGGAGAAGAAAACGGCCGGCAAGACCGACTGGCGGGACAAGCTGGAATTCCAATCCTGGGACACGCCCGGCAACGACATGCTGGCTCAACGCTGGTGCATGGTCGCCAAGCCCGGTGTGACGCCGGAGGCAATCAGGGCGGCCGGCGGGATGCTGGCCTACTACCCCTGTTGGCGCGACAAGAAGACGGGCGAGAAGCGCCGGACCAGGGACTGCCGGCAGGTCGTGGCGCTGCCGTGCTATGGCCCGTGGTTTCTCGAAGCCGATCCGGTGGCCTGGCAGATCTTCGACGTGACCGGCCAGCCGTTCGACGTGACGCCCAAGGACATGCCGCCGGACGAGCCGCCCGTCTTGGCCAAGCACCTCAGCGTCGGCCCCACGTCGGGCACGCTGATGGGGCTCTCGTCGCTGATGCTGCTCTGCGATCCGGACCGGCGGGCTGGCGTGGAGTTGGTTTGGAAGGTCGAAGGCCCCATCGACATGCTCGCCCTGTGGGCCAGTCTGCCGCCGGAGCAACGCGAGACGGTGGCGATCGTTACCCAAGCCGGCGGCGCGGCGGCCGAGGTGCAGTCCCACCAAGCGAAGCCCCTGGCCGGACTCCGCGTGGCCGTGGTTGGCGACTGCGACGACGCCGGGCAGGTCGGGACTGAGAAGTGGTGCCGGGCACTGGACGGCTTGGCCGCCGAACTGCGGGCCGTCCGATTGCCGTGGGACATCGAGCCGAAGCACGGGAAAGACGTTCGGGACTTTTTGACAGGAGCACCGATCTCACTGGAGGAAGGGAGAAATGGCGAAGCCGAAAACGAAGAAGCGGAAGAAGGTCACCGTGCAACTACTGAAGCGGGTCCACGCCGGTGAAGTGACGGAGCCGTACCGGCTGATGGAGGAGTTGCGCGACCGCGACCACGGGCACCTGGCGGGCGCCAAGATCGGGATCGCGTGGCGGCTCGGCTGGCGGTCGGACCCCGATGGTCACCTGCGGCTCGGCCAGTGCCGGAAGCGGACGGATCTCGACCGGGAGCTGGACGGCTTTGACTTCATGCTGATGCTCAACAAGGAAGCGTGGCCCCAGCTGAACGACGGCCAGAAGCGTGCCCTGATCGACCACGAACTGTGTCACGCCCAAGTCGTGATCGACAGCGACGGGAACCCCAGACGAAACGACCGGGACCGACTCGTTTGCCGGATTAGGAAGCACGACACCGAGGAGTTCCGCGCCGTGGTCGAGCGGCATGGGCTGTGGACCGCCGACCTGGAGCACATCGCACGGGCCGCGATCAACGACGCCAACCGGCCGCTGCTGCCACGGGACGATGCGCCCGCGTCGACGGCCGCCGCTGGCGGGGCGGATGACGACGACTCCTGGAAATCGGAACCGCTGGGCGTCCTGAACCTGGACGACAACGTGGAGACGTACCTGCGGGCGGCCGGCTACGCGACGCTGGGCGAGCTGTCGGCCTACATGGAGCGCAAGAACGACTTCTGGGCGAAAGACCTCGACGTGGGCGGCGAGAAGAGACCGCGAAGCCTCAAGATTAAGGTTGAGCAAGCGTATGTCGCGTTTTGGGCGAGACGCAATCAAGCCGCGGCGGCGTGCTGGTAGGTCGATCTACATGCAGCGGGGAAACCGATGGACGGAAAACAGGAACGGACGCCGCGGTGCTACGCCGACCTTGTGGCGCTGTGGGATGCCGCGCCGGCGTGGCAGCCGCCGGCGCCGGAGCAACCGCAGGTTGCCAACACGGCCCGCTCCTCGGAGGTGGACCTGTTCACGGACCGCCAGATTGCCGATGCCCTGCAGATCGACGTGCTGGGCCAAACGGAAGCGGGTGACATCGAAGCGTACTCGTCCTTCCTCCGCCGGACCGTGCGTTTCGGTGGCGTGTCTCGGCTCAAATACGAGGATCTCCTGAAGCTGTTCGGCACGCCCGTCCGGAGCGTGGTCAGCCGCACCAACGAGGACGCCGCTCCCGGCATGTACCCCATTCGCGACGTGCGCGAGATGCTGGGGCACCTGTCGAGCGTGAAGCTGATCGGGGAGGAAACCAAGCTGGGCGCCGGCGTGTGGCCGGTCCAGGACGAAGCCGGCCGGGATCAGCAAGCCGTCGTGCTGGTCAACACCTCGGAGGCCATGCACTACAACGGCCATGTCGAGCGGATAGGGCAGCTGCGCCCCGATCTCTTCGAGCAGGGACATGCGTAGGTCTGCGTTCATGGCTTCCCCTCGATCAAAAAAGGTGTTGTTGTCCTCGCCCCTCATCGCGCCGCTTGCGCCACTTCCGTTCCTGTTCAACCCCTTCCATGCCGGGCAACGCTTGCTGGCCTTCCAGGCTCTCGACCTTCTTCGCTGGCGTGTCCCAGCCGGTAAGGTCGATCAGCGGAGACACGGCGCGGCGCTGGCGCTCTTCTCGGTGTGATGGGTGCTCGTACATGTCTGGGCATCTTGTGTTGTCGGTCTTGGTGTCACTCTCCGCAGTACCCGCCCCCGGCCTCGAACCGGGCCGCCCCTGGTCCTGGTCCAGGGGCGCTGGCCTTTCCACCGGGTCTAGTTGAAGTCGAGCCCCAGCGATGTCATCGCTTCGACCTCCGCGATGCTCCGCCACTCGCTGCCTTCGCCGATGATGACATGATCGAGAACGCGCACATCGAGCAGCTTGCCGGCTTCGATCAGCCGCCGCGTCAATTGGATGTCCTTGTCGCTCGGCTCCGGATCGCCGCTGGGGTGGTTGTGGCAGAGAATCACGGACTTGGCAGAAATCCCGATCGCGGGCCGGAAGACTTCCCGCGGGTGGACCATCGTTTGATCGAGCAGGCCCAGCGTCACAAGCTCGATTCGCAAAATGTGGCCCTTGGTGTCCAGGAACAGCGCCCAGAAATGCTCCTTCGCCTGGTCAATCTCGCCTTCTGCGTCCAGGATCGCCCGGAACACCGGCGCCACGTCCGCAGGTCGCCCGATCCGCTTCTTGGTCGTCTTCATCCGCATGTCTTCCCCTCTCGTTGCTTCTCTTGGTGCTTGCTCTCGCTCCCGGATTCGCCGGGCCGGCTGGCGGTCGCTCCCGCCGTGAACACATACCGATGGGCAAGAAAGGAAAAGACCCGAAGCGAACAACAACGCACAGACGCGCCGAAGACGCGCCCGACCGTCACGCCGCCACACGCGCCCAGTCGCCGGAAACCGCGAACCGAAGACAAGACGAAAATCTGTCAATCGGACAGAGATATCGAATCAGGGAGTCGGAGCGACGGGGCAACGGGGCAGAGGACCGCAGCCCGCAGAATCGCCGGGCTTCACTCGGTGGCCGAGGTCGCATCGGTCGCTGGCGTCGGAACGCTCGCCCCGCGATCGGGAAGGCGCGGACGATGAGGGAACGGGGAAGGGGCAACATGTTGCACCTTGGCGAACCCGGCGGACGTAGCGCCCAGGGCACGGAGCCGCAGCGCCGGCGGCGTCATCCGCCCAGCTCCGGCGGCGGTGCCCGGCGGCCTCGGTCGCCAGGTCCGAGCGGTGGGCGAGATCGGCGGCCGAGCCCCCTCCGCCGGGCGTTGGCGGGAGGGTCTTTGCTGGTCTGGCAAAGCATGGACCGCACGCAACCACAAGCACAACAACGGCTTGCGTCCACACACGCGCAGCACGTGGGCCGCCATAGCTGCCCTTGGACCGATCCGAGCCCAGCGAAGCCGAGCCGGCGGAAGGACGGCAGAATGGCCAGCGGAATGGCCAGCGGAATGGCCGACTTGGGGCGGGGTGCGTGGGGTCCCCCCGCCTTCCTCCAGGATCTTGCCCAGCGCCCCACCCCGGAAACCGCCGGAGGGAGGACGTTAACCTCTTTCTATACCTGACCGGATAGCGGATTTCCCAGGGAATACGCATGTTTTTCCGAATTCACATCCGCTTACTGTGCGTTCCGGCCGTTTTCGTGTCATTTTTTCGCCGTTAGAGGGGTTTTCGGGGTCAGTTTCGGCAACTTGGAGTTCCGTGTCAGGAATCGGGGAAAGCGAGAAAAGGGATCCGAGAATCGGGGCTCTGACGACCGGCAACTGACCACTGACGACTGACCACTGACGACTGCCACCGACTCCGATCGCGCGTACCGAGGGCCAGATGACCGGTTATCGGAATCGGCGGGCTAGACGCTGACTTGCGGTTCTGGTTTCCCTGGAATTGTTGTTCCAGGTCAGCGGCTGCTGAGGGGGACCGTCACTGGTTTCCGTCCCCTGACCCCGTGCCGTTCTCGCCGTGGATGACGGCCTACCGGCACGTTGCCGATTCGCGTGTCGCCCGGCAGGTGTGGGTTGGTGGCCGGTGGCCGGGCGACGAAGCGGTATCTGTATTGTGGGGACGATTGGAAGGCGGGGTCAATTGGGGCGAAGGCGTGCAGACTGTTCACAGATCTGGCCGCGGGAGGGTGCTGCCGGGGTTCCGTGAGGATTAGTTGCGGATTGGCCGCGGGCTGGGATTGGTTACACTCACGCTGGAACAATTCGAGCGGCGCATCCGGTTGCGGATTGGCCGCGGGCTGGGATTGGTTACACTGCGGACCAGCTCGGATTTCGGACGCGGAACGTTGCGGATTGGCCGCGGGCTGGGATTGGTTACACTGGGAGCGACGATCGCCCACAACGTCATCACGTTGCGGATTGGCCGCGGGCTGGGATTGGTTACACTCGTGTGGTTGCGGTTCGACAGGCTGGCGGAGTTGCGGATTGGCCGCGGGCTGGGATTGGTTACACTGTTGCCCGACGTGCCGCGCGCGGCGTCGAGGTTGCGGATTGGCCGCGGGCTGGGATTGGTTACACTCAGAATACGTTATTGTATCCCGTTTCCCCCGTTGCGGATTGGCCGCGGGCTGGGATTGGTTACACTCGTGACACCACCACGGCCGCAGGATCGATAGTTGCGGATTGGCCGCGGGCTGGGATTGGTTACACTAATGGAGGAATTGGCCGCGGCTGTCGGCGGTTGCGGATTGGCCGCGGGCTGGGATTGGTTACACTCGCATCCACGGGGACACGGCACGGGGGCAAGTTGCGGATTGGCCGCGGGCTGGGATTGGTTACACTCAGGTGGACCTCGTCGGTGCCGCCCACGACGTTGCGGATTGGCCGCGGGCTGGGATTGGTTACACTTCCGACTGCGGCCAGAGGATCAACCGCGCGTTGCGGATTGGCCGCGGGCTGGGATTGGTTACACTCCAGCGGATGCGCACGGAGCCGGATTACTGTTGCGGATTGGCCGCGGGCTGGGATTGGTTACACTTCTGAGTCTACCGCGCGGCACACCCACAATGTTGCGGATTGGCCGCGGGCTGGGATTGGTTACACTCTGGGAGCCGGGATTCACCGGCCACGTGCTGTTGCGGATTGGCCGCGGGCTGGGATTGGTTACACTATCGGGCGACGAGACGGCGACACAACGCGGGTTGCGGATTGGCCGCGGGCTGGGATTGGTTACACTCGGCAGCGTGGACTGGGAAAAGGACCTGATGTTGCGGATTGGCCGCGGGCTGGGATTGGTTACACTGCCGATTTGTGCCCGACCTTCTACCGCGTGTTGCGGATTGGCCGCGGGCTGGGATTGGTTACACTACGATCTGGTTGACCGCGACCGTCAGGCAAGTTGCGGATTGGCCGCGGGCTGGGATTGGTTACACTGCCGAAAGGGTCCTCGACGCCATGTGTCGGTTGCGGATTGGCCGCGGGCTGGGATTGGTTACACTCGCGTACCAGACGGGCGCGTGCGATTGCGTGTTGCGGATTGGCCGCGGGCTGGGATTGGTTACACTCGGCGTGCGGTAACTACCGCGTCGACCGCATGTTGCGGATTGGCCGCGGGCTGGGATTGGTTACACTCGAGTGGTCCCACCCGTCCCGAGCCTACAGGTTGCGGATTGGCCGCGGGCTGGGATTGGTTACACTCCGCGGCCAGTGGGGCGTGGGCTGGGACATGTTGCGGATTGGCCGCGGGCTGGGATTGGTTACACTCGACGCCCCGGCCGAACCGCTGCAGCCCAGGTTGCGGATTGGCCGCGGGCTGGGATTGGTTACACTGCGCGCCGGCTGGGGCCAGCGGCACATCGTGTTGCGGATTGGCCGCGGGCTGGGATTGGTTACACTCATCGAGGCCAAGGCCGTCGAGAGTATGGTGTTGCGGATTGGCCGCGGGCTGGGATTGGTTACACTATTGCGACATCAGCGGCCGAGTGCGCTATCGTTGCGGATTGGCCGCGGGCTGGGATTGGTTACACTGTTGTCGAGCCTCACGACCACCCTGGCCAAGTTGCGGATTGGCCGCGGGCTGGGATTGGTTACACTGTTGCCCGACGTGCCGCGCGCGGCGTCGAGGTTGCGGATTGGCCGCGGGCTGGGATTGGTTACACTAACAGCCCGCTCTCGGCAAAGAGTTGGTCTGTTGCGGATTGGCCGCGGGCTGGGATTGGTTACACTGATACACAACTGCAAGGAGGCCCGCACGTGTTGCGGATTGGCCGCGGGCTGGGATTGGTTACACTGGTCATCGGGATTGATCGCGTGGGGAACAGGTTGCGGATTGGCCGCGGGCTGGGATTGGTTACACTACCGCTCGTCGCGCCACCAGCGCCACCAGTGTTGCGGATTGGCCGCGGGCTGGGATTGGTTACACTGTCGAAGCTCTGGCACTGGGTGGCATCGTCGTTGCGGATTGGCCGCGGGCTGGGATTGGTTACACTCGACGCCCCGGCCGAACCGCTGCAGCCCCGGTTGCGGATTGGCCGCGGGCTGGGATTGGTTACACTACGATCTGGTTGACCGCGACCGTCAGGCAAGTTGCGGATTGGCCGCGGGCTGGGATTGGTTACACTAGAAAGAGTCGTGGCCGCAATCTTCACCGTGTTGCGGATTGGCCGCGGGCTGGGATTGGTTACACTCGAGAACATCGACGCGATCGCGCAGGCGTTGTTGCGGATTGGCCGCGGGCTGGGATTGGTTACACTGCGGGCCGCGTACGGCGCGACCACAACCAGGTTGCGGATTGGCCGCGGGCTGGGATTGGTTACACTGCGAAGATGGCCTGCAAGATGGCATCGGCGTTGCGGATTGGCCGCGGGCTGGGATTGGTTACACTCGCCTCGTATGCGATCTGATCTCCCCTCTCGTTGCGGATTGGCCGCGGGCTGGGATTGGTTACACTGTCGGACAAGGCGTTCGAGCGGTGGGCTGAGTTGCGGATTGGCCGCGGGCTGGGATTGGTTACACTCGAGAACATCGACGCGATCGCAAAGGCTTTGTTGCGGATTGGCCGCGGGCTGGGATTGGTTACACTGGGCACCGACTGCTGGATCCCACTCACCGCGTTGCGGATTGGCCGCGGGCTGGGATTGGTTACACTAAAGCCGGAACGGCGTCTTCGATGCGTATGTTGCGGATTGGCCGCGGGCTGGGATTGGTTACACGTAACCGTTCACGCCCCGGGGCGGACGCAGGTGCTCAATAACTGGGGACGTTGGCGGTCGGCAATGTCGCGTCGACGATGTGAGAGCGGTCGCGGACGATGGGGATTATCGTCCCGTGATGAGCGACTGACGGCCGGGATGCCGGCGGCCCCCAGCCAGCGGTCAACGACGCGTGCCCATCGGGCGACGACGACAGACAGGCAGCGATGAGTGGGCAACGGCCAGCGATAGGCGGTGGACGGCCTGGCAAAAAACTGATCTGGACACGAACGGCGTTTTCGGTGACGACATAGATTATTATGTCGTCCACGACTGCCGAGCCCATCCAGGTACCTCCCGAAATCGACGCCGAAATGACGCCGGCGGTTCGAGTGTTTGTGGCATCGCTCATCGACCGGATTCAAAAGCTGGAAGCCAGATTGGCCTTGAGTCCACAGAACTCCTCGCTGCCACCTAGCAGTCAACACCCTCATGCGAAGCCCCCGCGAAAAAAGAAAAAGGGGCCGAAGAAAAAACGCGGCGGTCAGCCGGGACATCCGCGACATCAGCGTGAGTTGATTGAGCGCAAGGGAGGTAATTGATGGACAAACAATCGGGGTAAACGGTGGATTGTTGCTTCGGTGGCATGGGGGCGAAGTACCGGTGGCCTCTTCTGATCTCCGTTCCGGTAGCAGTTCAGGGGGTGA